TCGATTCTTCATTACTCAATAATGAAGTTACAAGACTCGTCATAAGTGAAAATACATTGCAACATTATCGTTCTGATGCACCAAGAAGGCGTTCTCGCATTGATAGTGATGAGAAGGTAAAGCGCATGGACTTTACCGTACTCCCACGGTTCTCACAAGCCCTGCACCCTAAAGGACATAAAGGAGATGTAACCTACAACACATCAGACCACACAGGTGATGGCTCATGATGGATTACGACTTTTGTGATTGTTGTACTCCTATGGAAAATGCATTTGCATTAATGAAAGCAAAAAAGAAGAGTAAGCCGTTTCACGGTTATAACCCTAACAAACATCATCGAAAGGGTGGCTTGAACGCTAAAGGTCGTGCCGCCGCCAAGCGTAAGAGTGGTGCAAACCTCAAACCTCCCGTGACAACCAAACCAAGTAAACTCAAGCCCGGTTCAAAGAAAGCAAAGCGTCGTAAGTCGTTTTGCGCTCGCATGTCGGGTGTCAAAGGCCCGACCAGCAAAGGTGGTAAACTCACACCAAAGGGAGCATCCTTGAAGCGATGGAACTGTTGAGGGCTTGATATGATATTTGAGAAGGCGTGGAACTTTCTCAAGGCTTTACGCCAATCCGAATTGGGTGAGTTCCACCCCGACTTTCCGAGTTCGTATGGGCCGATGACGATGCTTTCCAGTCAACCCACTCAAGCAACCATAGACAGTAGGATGAACGACCGAGTTCGTTTTCAAGACTTTGACAAAAAGCACACACAACCTTACGAGTCGTTTGTCCATCAAGGTATGACAGGTAAACCTCCTTCTCCTAATGCTTTAGATTGGGAAAAAGCGTTTAGGGAAAAACAACCCCACATCATACCCTTTAACTTTGAAGAAGGAGACACAGGGAATTGGTTTCGGCCAGCAATGCAACGAAGTCCATCTTCTGTGAGAAATCACAAAAAAATGTTGGAAATGATGGGTTTTGGCCCATCGGTAATCAGTTATGGCAGGGATAACCCGCACAGAACAGTAGGTGTTCGTATGCCTTTAGACGAATCAATGGGAATGTTTCGTGATAAAGGTTATGAGAATGAGGACGCTGAAGCCTTCATCTATGGCGACATTCCACCCGAAAGGCTCGTTATGGTTCCCGGTATGGGTGATACAGTCAATACTTGGCCGGGTGGCTTAGGGAGGGTTGACGAATGACCGTCATAAAAAATACTACTACTGGTCGGTTTAACACCGATGTTAGTGAAGTCATGAGCCATGTACGTAAGCCCGTGTTTGTTGACAATGCTGTTCATCATGCTCGTGTAAGCGTACAAACTTCATCGAAGCCAAAGATTACTGTAGAAAAAAGCAATACCCGCACACTACAGGTTATGCCTCAATCATCGTATCAGATTGTTGAGGGTGAATCAGGAGTACAGATTACACACGCTCAAACACCCGGTCATGAGTACACCGGTAAGCCATATTTTAATGGTGAAAGTTTATCTTCAAGCAACATTCCAATCCTTCTATACAATGAACTGCGCCCTTCCGAACGTTTAGTTCTAAAATCTATAGAAGATAGTACAATAGGAATTTTTGGGCATCTACAGAATATGAAAAGTCGTACTCTTGATGACATAGGATTTACTCATGATGCCGTGAAAATGGGACAGCCTCTCGATATTGGATTAAGAACAACAGACTTAGCCATAAAATTAGCAGAATCAGTAGATACAGGTATTACAAGTATGAACATTGGTCGCCATGAATCAGTCGTTACAAAGAAAAGAAATCACAGTACAAGATTTATTGGGCAAAATTTCAATAACACAAATTTACTTACAGCGTTGCGATACATTGCAAGACACGATGGGCGAATGGTTCTGTTAGATACATTTGGAAATTTACTGTATGTACCAATTTCGTTTAGTGAAAATACAATTGATATATCAAACTCATATAGTTCAGGAAAAAGTAAAAATCCAATTGACAATTCAGCGAATAGAGTTACAGTACAGGGTATTCCTATGGCATTGAATGATTTGGTTATAGTAACTGTAGACGATGCGGAATCACAAACAAACGACGTGCGAGAACTAACAGCACCATTCGTAGACCATACTGTACGAAATAAAAATAGTGCAAAGAGAGTTGCTCGAAAAATTCTACGAGGTCAGTCTTTAATGAAAGGTGCTGAAACAATTTCAAACAGTTATTCTGGTTTAGGACTAAGACCCGGTATGACGGTTATACATGAAGGTAAGAATAAAATAATTACTGAAATTAGACATCAACCCTTTGCTATGAAAAGTGATATATCGTTAATGAATATAGACGTTGGACTTGAAGGTATTTTGCAATCGTTGAACGAAGGGTTTACTGTAGAAGCAAATAACATTAATCCTGAAAATATCTTCCAGATAACGGATGTCAATTTGGCAATGTTCGGAAAAGTAGAACTTAAAATCCATGCTGAAATATATGAAAATAAGGTTATGAGTACCGCAATTCTTATTGGTGGTACATCGAGAGGAACAGTTGGTGGAAGGGGCGAACCTATGGGTGGAAACAAGAGTAGCAAATTCCTGATTGGAAGAGGTGGAGTGTAATGCCAATAAGTAATCACATACGCCGCTTACTCATCGAAACCATTAGAGATAACATCAATGAAGTTGTCTTGGGATTTGATGGTACACCAGCGACCAGCGACGATGGTTCAGCGGGGCGACCTGCCATCACACTCACACCTACGGTTACGATAGTAGATGACGGGACACTTCTAATAGAGGCNACACTTCCACACACAGAAACCTTTACTGAACCCATAAAGGAAGTATACATTCAAACAAGGGGTACAACAAGTTTTACTCCTGTAAGTAGATTCACCATTAAACCAATTACTAAAAATAATTCTAATGAAGTGAAAATTGAAATAACAATTGAGGTGGCATAATGACAGGTAATCCGTTATCAGGACATACAAAAAAGAATATGACATTAACGACTCATACGAGTCTAAGCACTCCTACAATAGAAGATGGGTTATTTGATGGGGAACCAATCATCAGTCCCAGTATAACAAATGCATACGAAGGAATACATGGAAATGGAATTATCCTTGAAGAAGATACTGCAAAGGGGGATGGGGATAGAAACAATCCAATTAACTTGGCAGGTCGAGTAAATGGTGTTGCATCAAGTTCTCATTTCAGGGTAAATGTGTTAGGTGGTTATGCTGTTATAGACGGTGTAATGTTTGCCTTCGGAGGTTCAAATACAGACATAGACCTTATTTCTACAAGCGCACATAAGGTTGGTTCAGCCACCGCACTAAATTCGGGTCAAGAAGCATTAGTAGTAATTTATGTTAATTCAGATAATGATAATAATTCAATAGGATGGGAAATAGGAAGTCCTGTTACTGCTGGTTCATCATACCCACTTGCACCATCTTCATTCCTTAATGACCCTCTATCCTCATTGAATGTAAAACAATCTATTGTACTCGCTACATTGCGTTGCGTTTACGAATCGGGTTCAGGTAATTTAAACATTAAAGTAACTGAAATAAATGATAAGAGAGTATTCATCAGACCTTCTCCTATTTATCTATCACCAGTAACATCAGGCGCAGTAGCGGCCACAGATGCTATCGAATCCCATACAGCCTTAGATAGTCTACATGGTGCTGATGAAACAGGTGCTATGTCTGCAAGTCGCTTTGGTGCTATATGGGAATCTTATGGGACTCAACTATCAAGCACTACTGCGCCTGATAACGATAAAAGTGTTTTGTATTATAGTGGAACACATGCGGCTCGATTTACACGTTCAATCTTTGACCGTGTATTGACAAGCACAGCAACGAGCATAACACTCAAATCTACTGATGCTAATATTCTACTTCTAACCCCCGGTGGAAGTGCTACAGTTACTACAAGTGGTTCTTTCCCTGCTGGTTATATCATTGAGATGCGGAATCTACATGCGAGTAACGCTGTAGTATTTGCTCGTGCTTCAAACTATTCTGTATCGGGAGGAACGCTTACAAGGTTCGTTTGTACTACAAGTCACGCTTCTACTCCTGTGTTCAGCGTCTTATCAGACGACTCAATAGAAACTGTACAACTTGCTAATGATTCTGTTACCACAGCGAAAATAGTTAATGCAAATGTTACCACAGCAAAAATTGCTGATGATGCAATCACCTCGGCTAAGATTGCTGACGGTGCTGTGATAGCGGCGGCTATTGGTGCTGATGCTGTAACAGCGGCTAAGATTGGCGATGATGTAATTAATAGTGAACATATTGCCGCTGGCGCAGTTGACTTGGAACACATGTCTGCAAACTCAATAGACTCCGACCAATATGTTGATGCTTCTATTGATACAGCACACATAGGGAATAATCAAATTACGAATGCGCTGATGGCTGACAATGCAATTGATACCGCTGAACTTGCGGCTTCTGCTGTCGAGACAGCGAAGATAAACAATGCCGCAGTAACCGCTGATAAACTGGCGAGCAATGCTGTTACAACAGCAAAAATAAATGCTGATGCTGTGACGAATGCTAAGATTGCTGATGATGCTGTTGATACAGAAAACATTGCTGATGATGCAATTACAGCCGCACTTATTGATGACGGTGCTATACTTACGGCGGCTATTAGTGATGAGCAAATCACCCTTGCTAAACTCGCTCACGCCGCCGCTAATACAGTTCTCGTAAGAGATGCAAACTCCGCTGGCGACCCATCGTTCAAAGCCGTGACAAACACGCAAATCCTAATTGGTGACGGTACAGGATTCACCGCCGCCGCATTATCTGGTGATGCAACAATGACTAATGCAGGTGTGATAGCAATCGGTAACGATAAAATAACTGCCGATATGATTGGTGACAATGTAATTAATAGTGAACATTACGTCGCCGCTTCAATTGATAATGAACACTTGGCAGACAACGCTGTGGACTCCGACGAGATAGCGGCTGATGCAGTTATCACATCAAAGATACTGAATGCAAATGTTACGACAGCGAAAATTGCCGATGATGCAGTTACCGCAGATAAGTTGGCCGCAAACGCTGTAGTCAATGCAAGTGTAGCCGCAAGTGCCGCAATCACATTTGCTAAATTAGAACCCCTTGATTCAACAAAGATACTTGTTGGTAATGCTTCAAATGTAGCAACAGAAGTTGCAGTAAGCGGTGATGTCACTATGGCAAACACTGGTGCTGTTACTATCGCCGCTGATGCTGTCACCTATGCTAAGATACAAAATGTATCAGCAACAAACGTGTTGTTAGGAAGAGATAGTACAGGTGCAGGTATCGTTGAAGAAATATCTGTTGGAGATGTACAAACCATGTTGAATGTCGCTGATGGTGCTACTGCTTATACTGATTCCGATGCTGTTAATGCTAATGCAACACTCATAAACAATGTAACTGTATCAGCATTGAACAACCTTAATTCTATAAATGCTATCACCGCCAAAGCATCTAAGTTTTCTGCTTATCTTTC